AAAGCATTCGGTGAGGCATCCCATGAAGCTTTAATCGCTGGGATCGTAATACCGTCATCATTAATTACAGCAGTTGCAGTAAGCGTTAGGTTTGTTGGGGCGGCTACAGAAGTAAAGGCAGGTAGAGTAGAGTTGTTGCCAATGATTGCAGTTTCTTCTGCGTTCCAGTCAAATGCGGCTGCTGAGGTTTCCCGTAGAGTTAGGTTTACTCTTAGGTCACCAGCATCTTCACTAGCGGCAAGTTTCCAACCTGTTACCTCAAACTCTTTAGCGTCAAAACCATAACGAGGGTTAGTGAAGGCTATAATATCCCCAACTTCAACTTCTAGTGCTTCCAGTCCAAAGTCTGCGGAAAGTGTCATCTGTTCACGACCACGGAACAATGTCATCTTAGCTAGTCGTTGTGCTGTTGCGGCACTTGTAGTAAAAGGTAACTCTAGGTCTAAGGCTACCTCTTCGTCATTATCCTCATCTATAAAGGCTGAACTTTTAATCTCAGGGTAGTCAGCAGTAATGTAGTCCTGCTCTGCGTCATTGAAAGTACCACGTACAATATTAAAGTTATCCCGCATAGATACACGAGTGGATAGATTAATTTGACTTCTTAAATCATCTAAAGTAAGTGTCTTGACTGGTGAAGAATAAGCACCAGCTTTGAGCTTCCACTTACCACCACCCCAGAATAATGTACCAGCACAAGATGTAATAAGGTCTTCTAAGACAGTCCCTGCTGGGGTACTAGCCTTAATGATACCATTAGTAGTGTACCTCTTCTCTGTACCCCCGCCAGATAAAGTTACATTTTCATCACATTCATTAGCAGCAGAAGCAAAGTCTACTTCATCAATACTGTTATCTGTTAAACCGTAGCTGCTTGTTAAGAAATCTCTTATGCAGAGTGCAGAGTTGTTACTATAGGATGTTGTATCTGTTCTAGGGTCGTAGACCTTTTTACCACGAACTTTAGCTGTAACGAGGGGCAACCCATTAGCAAACACATCCTGATCGTACTCATATCTTATGTAAAGATAAGCAATACCATTACCGATAAAAGTACTTGTAGCAGATGTCTCACTAACTAAATCACTGTCTGCTGTGGTTTGGTTTCCCTTGTGAGTTTTGATACGGATCTTATTATCCCAAGTGTCTCCTGTAACTAGATTATTACCATCTATGGTAACCACTTCATCGTTGAGGTAGATACTATCTATAGATTGTAGTTCGTGTCCAGCTAAGGCAATTACTTGATGGAGATATTTGTTATCTGTTCCTGTAGCCTCATAGAAAGTTATAACGCCACCTTTTCTAACCTCACCGTAAACAAAGTCTTGAGGTGCCGCTGGCTCCCTTGTGTTTACAAGTATTCCAGAAGAGTTAGAACTGCTGCGAGAAGCTTTAGGAGCTAGGGCTTTCATAGCCCACGAAGTTACCAAAGAGGTAACTAAATATCCAACAATGTATTGGGGAGTAATGAAAGCTAAAGCACCGCCTAAGAAAGTAGATCCAAAGAGAGAGGCTGTACCTACATTACCCATAATAGCAGCACCGACAGCGGCGGCTCTAGGTACATTCTCCCAAGAGTTATACTCTCTTAGTACGCTGTATGGTAGGTTGTTCTTCATGCTGATTTAACCCAAGAGTATTTTACTACATCAAATGACAAGTGTATTAATCCTTGTTCCGATAGAAAAACGCCACGCTTACCATTAGAAATCCCCATTGCAAAACCTGTAATCCATCTCTGAGCTTCCTTTGTTGCAATTAAAGCACCTAATGGTGGTATGTAGTTTATACGGGTCAGCTTGTCATCGACTGCCTTAATAAAGGACTTATAGCCAAACTCTTTCTGTAGCTCTTTGGCGCTCATATTATGATTATAGCGTCCAATCCAATCGTCTGCCCAACCTTGTCCATACATCTCGTGGAAGGCATTGTTAGTAAAAGTAAGGCAGTCGTGTTTCCCCCAGAGGAAAGGCTTATCTTTAACAGTGGTTATGTAACTATTTAAACTGTCTCTCTGCCCCATACGACCTTCTCATCTTGCAATCGGGTAACATAAGAGAAGAAGCTATCATTAGGGAATCTTGCAGCGTGGTTCTCTTCGTTATAACGTCTGTCGCTTGCCTTCTCTAACTCTATTAACTTACTTTCAACGACCACAGATATGTCGCTAGTCTCACCACTATCTTCGATAGTCATAATATTCATAAAACCACTGAATACTTCTATTGGAATAGATGTGTCAGTAGTTCCAAGATAGACTGTGCAAGATCTTCTCTGATAAGGTTCAGTTAGAGCTATAGAGATAATACTAGAAGCAATACCAGTTAGGGTTATAGTTACAGACTTAGCCGACAGGTCATTAACTTCATCAAAACCATTTATAGATAGTAAGTTACCAGCCCCTGTATAGGTATCTACACCTATGGTTCTATCTCCGTAACCTGTCCATAAACGAACTGGGCCACTATCAAAATTGAACTCTACAGCAAGGTAAGGGTGTATCTCTGGTTGACTAAGAGCAGTAATAAGTGCTGATGGTATTGTACGGCTCATATGATAGACTCCATTGCTCCGAATGATATGCCATAGAAACTAGCCTCATTGATGCTGAAGGATTGCTCATTAGATGACAACCTAAAGATACCCTTAGTGTTCTCTACAGTAATAGGGGTTGTGCTTGCTATACTGGTGCGCACGTTAGGCCAAACGTCTACTGTGGCGGCTCCTGCACCATCTGTGTCAACATCATTTAACACTTTGAACAGTTGTCGGCTTACGCCCAGACCAATCTGCATGTAATCGCCAGCCTTCAAGTAATCTGTCTGACTTGCCGGTGCGCTATTGATGCTAATAGTGTCGCCAGATGAAACCGCTGATGCCACCTTAATCGTATCCGTATCTCTAGCTGAACCTCTAGGTGTTGCAGCATTAGGATCACCTAAGTAGAATGTTCCCAGTTGACCCTTAAGGGAAATAAGCCATGCTACCCAATCTTCAGCTAAGTCTCTACGGATACTAGGGAGAGTAACATCAGCTTGCCAAGACTGCCCAGTGTAAGCATGAACTTGAGTTGAGAAAGTAAAAGGGGATCTTGAGATAGCTACAGCATTAGTAGCTCTAAGTTCTATCTGAGCTATACCAATACTTGTAGGTAAACTTAAAGGGTAACTAATAGCCATTACGAGAATGCCCTTCCATATGATCCACCACGCCTCTTAGCGTCTACTACAGCAGACTTAGCACTCTCAGCTATCTGAGGCATAAGCTGTTTAATCTCAGCCCGTACAGTCTGTTGTACGCCTGTGGAGACATTGATAGTCTGGTTCACTGTTACTGTGTCGCCACCTACTGACTGACCTTTAGTGTGGTCTACTACAGTCTCTCTAGGGTGCAGCATAGCCATAAAGCCACCCTTACCATCTAAGCCACCTGATCTTGGGCCTGAGCCTGTGTATCCACCACCGTCAGCAGAGGGTAAGTTTGGCCCTTGTACTGGCCCAGCCATAGCGCCTTGTATAACACCTGAGATAGATTGAACCATTTGCTCTACTACGAATATTCTATAAAGCTGTTGGATAATGTCTCTAGCCATAGATCTGAAAGCATCTTTAGCTGATTTAGTGCCATCCACTAAGGACATAAAGAAGTCATCGAAGGGTGCAGCTAATTGATCAGCGGTATTCTTTAGTTTCTGAGTTTCTTCGTTTTGCTTCTGAATAGCTACCCTTATCTTCTCTCTTTGTTCTAGTTCTCGTTGTCTCTCAGCCTGTCTAGCGGCAGCTTCAGCTTTTCTATCTCTCTCAGTCTGTCCTCTGCCAAGCTCATCCATAGAGGCTTGCATAGCCCTCATATAATATTGTTCGTTCTTTAAATCTTCTTCAACTTGTTTTGCTCTAGCTTCCGTTATAGCTTGTCTAGCTGCTATTGTAGCTTCATATTCTTCCGCAAGAGCCGCTCTAACTCTTTCATTAAAATCATCTAGTGCTTTTGCTTTTTCATCTTCTTCAGTTTGCCTAGCATCAGCTATAGCTTTTCTGGCAGCTATTGTAGCATCGTATTCAGCTTGTAAAGACTGCTTAATTCTGTCTTGAAAATCCGCTTCAGCCTTCTCAGCTTTTTCACTAACTCTAGCAGCTTGAGCAAGTTCCTTTTTAATTCTTAATTGCTCCAGAAGTTTTACTATTGTCTCGTCGTTATAGCCACCTTCTCTTGCAAGAGATATTAGTTTCTGCCCTTCGTACTTAAGGACTTTAGAGCGGTATTGCTCTGAATCCTTACCAAACTTATTAGCTGTAAGGGAAAGATCATTAGCCTCTTCCATAGACGCTAACTGTTTATCAGACTTAACTTGTATCCTAGCTAGTACTCTGTCACGCAACTTCTCTAATTTATTTATATCTTCAAGACTTTTCTGTATATCCTCTTGTGAGCCAATCGCCTCATAAGCAGATGCTGCCTGAGTTTGACCACCAGCCTTTGTTTGAAGGTCGGATATTTTTGTCCTTGACTCATCTATAGTTTGATTTAATTGATTGAGTTGTTCCGTTAAGGTAAACTCTTCCATTGACATGCCAAGTTTCATAGCTTTCTGGGCAGTCTCAAAAGATGTTAAACTATCTGTTAATGAGTCTATTTCTGATTTGGCCCCTTTAGCGTCTTTACCAGATCTTAAGAAAGCTGCACCCAAAGCTCCAAGTAAGGGTATAGCAATACCTAAACCCGCAATTAAGAAACCCATAGAAACTTTAAGTCCCATAAGTCCAACTTTGGCAGCTAATGTTGCAGGGGGGAGTAGATATAAAACACCAACTAATTGGGTGGCCTGTTGACTAAAGGCAACCATCGGGTTTGTACCAGATTGAACCTGCACAATAAAGTCACCCACTTGGTAGCCAGTTTGTTGTAGAGCAACGCCAGCCCTGTTCATACCCTTGTTCATCATGTTAGCATGAGCAGAAAATATCCCAGTACCCTGCTGGAAATCTCTATTTAACTGTGAAATACTTGTTGATCTTTGTTGATCATTTAGAACCCCAAGTTTTTGCGCCCTGTTTATTTCTTCAAGGGCGCTCTCATATTGTTTAGACGCAGCATACAGGGGCTTATACTTCTTAGATAACCTGTCAACTTCTGAAGTATACTTATTAAACTTTTGTTGTAAGGTCTGAGTTTTAGTAGATAGCTTTGCAGTTTGAATGCCCATCTTATCAAGGAAATCTACAGCCCTTTGAAGATCACTGGAGTCTACAACAAGTTTAATATCATCAGCCATTCATCGTACCCATAAAGACTACATCAACACGTTTTATTGCTTCTATCTCCCAAGAAGACAATGGTGTATCTGTAAGCTCCTTCCATGTTTTTATTTCTTGATAACTTATCGGGTTTGGGCCTGAGAACCCCATCGTTCTACTTGCGTTTAAAACAATAAAGGCAGACCAAACATGAGACATAAGCAATGGGAAGTCGGGTCCATCTAATGCTTTTGGTCTGTGTCCAGTCTGCCTTTCTACTTGTTCTAAGTGTTCACGTTCTGATGTGCCTGACTTGTCTGGTCTACTTATAGAGAACTCATGCTCTGCGTAGTCAACCAGTTCTTCAATCAGGCCTTCGTAAAATCCAGAGAGTTAGCTACTGCTTCCTCAATCTGATCTCTTATCCAGAATACTTCAGCGTAAATCTCTTTGGCTTTAGCGATAGAGAACTTAGGTTTAGAGCCACCATAAGTAATCTTCCAGCCTTTAGTAGTTTTGGCAAGTAAGTCTAAAGTAGCGTCCTCTAGGTCTTCTGCTGTAATCTCTACCTTCTTCTTATTCTGCGCTTGCTTCAGACGTTTATTGGTTTGCTCATGCATAGCAGCCTTATACTCTTTAGAGTGTGGTGCATATACAGTAATAACCATTGGTGTATCGTCATCATTATTCAAGACATCAAAGCTAGTAGGATGTACAATAGTGACATCTACAGTGTCGCTGGTCGGGGTTAAATCTAGTAAGTCCATGTCGAGTTTCCTTTCGGGTAAAAAGTCGTCGGGTTGGGTAAAAGGGGAGACATCAGACCCGACACCAATGCCTCCCCGCCCTAGCTAGGGTACTTTATGCAGAGCGAGTAATAACTAAGTTACTTGCATCTGCTGTGTTGTAGAGTGCTACGAATGATAGAGAGATAACACGGCTAGTTGGGCCATCTACACCTACGTCTGCACTATTAATCTTGGCTCGTGGGAATGCGAACTTCATGGTGTTACTACCATCACCCACAGTTACCTCAAGCTCAGTTTCAGTCTCATTCAAGAAGCGGTTAATTAAGGCTGCATCCTCAAAGTAAGCTGAGATAGTGCCTTCAACTTCAGCACGACCAACTTCCAATTGTGGCGCACTATCACTACCAATTACGAAAGTAGGTGCGAAGGAGTTAGTTAGAGTGAAGTCCATACCAGTTACGATAGCTGATGTAGAGGGAGTACCATCAACGTCACCGATAGCTAATGTACCTGAGTAGGCATCGAAGGGAGCAGCACCTGATGCAGCATCCTGTGTCTTCTCAGTAGCACTAATAGTCATGTCCTTACCAACCATACCGTAGGTAGCTGTTACCATCTGGTTAGGGGCAAGAGAGACACCCATAGTAGAGACTGTCATACCTGTGAACAAACGAGCTTGGTCGATGTCAGCAGCGTAGTCTTCGATAGAGAAGAACTTAGGTGTAGTACCAACCTTAAGGACGTTAGTTGACCAAGTGGACAACATAGCTGATTCTAGGAATGCATCATAGTCAGCATCACGTAAGTCAGCAACGATGTCACCAGCAGCTTGACGGTTACCATGACGGTCAACACGGGGCATACGGTCAGCTTGAATATCAGTACCAGCTACACGATCTTTAGTTAAGTTCAACCCATGTGTGCTGAAGGGTAAGTTTGTGAAGTTACCAGCAGGAGTCGTGCCAAATGTGCTTTCCACAATGAACGATAGGCTGGAACGAGAACCTTGTGCGAAGGCCATAATGTATTCTCCTAATTATTATAAACGTACCATCCGATATTAATCGGAACGTAGTACCAAGGCGCATCTAAGAAACCTTGCTGTCTTTCAGCGTAGTCAATAGATACAGTTATTGTTTCATCCCCAGTGTAGGAGATTTTAGTGGTTGCTTCAAAAGCCTCTAATACAGTATTAGCTAAGGCATCAGCAGCGGCGGGGCCATTACCTTCTGGGGTGTAGGCAGTTACAACAAACACACCATCGTATCTCTGTTGTGGGTTTAAACCTCTTACAGCGGGTCTACGGAGTGTCGGGAGGAAATTAGT